GATTGAAGGCTCTGAAGCAGAACTCCATCATGTGCGGAGGTTTGGAGCTAAACGGTCTGCATCCCCTGTCTTGCCATTATGCCCAGAACACCATCGTGGAAATACCGGTGTTCACGGATTGGGTGCAAAAGGTTTTGAGTCTAAATGGGGAATTACCTTTACGCAGCTCTTGGAGTCGGTCAGTAAAAGACTGGGAAAGTAGACTTAGAGTTCCAAGGGATCTAGACCGAGTTCTGTAGCTACAAGTTTGCAGCGATCTCTAAACGCTTTTCCGTGATGCAGCCATCTATCGCCTTTTTGCCGATAAAAACTCATGTGAACGGCCTCATGGCAGAGCGTTGTGAGGCAGGTATAGTAGTGGCCGCATCTAGCAGATGAGATAGTAATAGTATGCTCAAAGTCCTCGCCTGTATCGTAAAGATATGTACCCATAATCTCAGGATCAGCAGTCACTACAAAATCAACTTCTTCTGGTAAAGGCATTTTCCATTTAGTATATGGGTAACAACACGCCAAAGAAGCGTATAGATTGCTAAGTACGGCTGGAGTTAGTTTCATACTTTATTTATACAACCCCTGAACTCAAACTCATCTTCTCCGCTTACTTGGAAAATCTCTGGCAATAATAATCTTCCTTTTTCCCAAGATAAAAGCACCCCTCCAGGCCGCCAGTCACGAGAATTATCTTCCGTGTATTCGAAGGCCAAAGAGTGCGGATCTGCTAATGTTCCAGTCTGTACCCCATAACGAGTACCCATATTAAAGTTTGGTGATAGGTCTGTCCAAGGCTCTACTTTTAGCTGGTGGGTATGACCAGTCACGATGTTTATGCCCGCCATTTTAGTATTGATAAATCCATTGCCACGAAACCGATGCTTAATAACGGTATCCTCGTTTACATAGAATGACCAGCACGATTTCCACATAGGGAAAAAATCCTTTAATTCAGTCATCGGCAAACCCTCTAAAGCTGGAGCGTTTCTGGCGATATAGTTGGTCAGCCTTGCATCGTGATTTCCAGCAGTCCATATAAGAGGTATATGTTTAGGCGTAACCGCCTCAATGCCAGCCATCATCTCAATGCAACATTCTAATTCTTCTTTTGCGGTAGGAGCTTTAGCCCATCCCATTCGTGGATGACTAGATACTTGACCAGACCCATCAAACATATCCCCATTCGCCACAACTGCCTTCAATTCGCCTTTAAAATGTTGGATCATTTTTAAAAGGGCTTTATACGCAGTAGTTACTTCTCCTGGCTGAAAATGAGCATCAGAAAATACAATAACTTTGCCCTTGTCTTTTATTTCAATTCCACGCCTAACATGACCAGGAGTTTGTTCTACTTTTTTTAGGTAAGCTGGGTTTTGGCTTGCAAATGTATCTAATTGAATACCGAGCCTATTCTCAATTGATCTGCGCCTAGCATATACATTTCGTATCGCAATATTATGAATTTTAGCAAACTCTTGTGGGCTTCCAGTCTTATTCCAAGAAGCAATCCACTCATCATCTGTTAGGTGATAGCCAGCCATATATGCCTTTGCTTTAAGATATTGAATATAATACAATAAATCTAGTTGTATAATATTCTACATTTAAGGATTTTACTACTGCAATATGGAATCTAGATTACAAAACTGGGCGTGGTATGTATCTTATGGGGTAATTGGCCCACAGGTAGAAACAACCTGTCGCTCGTTTGAGAAGAACTATATTCCAGAGCTAGGTAATCTTTACGCAGAAGCAGAACCGCACTACGAGCCTGACCATGTAGACGGTGATTTAATTGAGCAGGCGATTAAGGGTTTGCCCCTAAACCTGCGGCAAGCGCTTAAACTAAGATATGTAAGCCATCCTTACGCATCCATTAACCAGCTCGCTCATGCAGCCAGAACGACAGTACACAGAATAGAGTCAGATTTACAAAATGCAAAAAAAAGACTCCAGCACGAGCTGGATAAAAAAGCCAGGTCAAATCACTATACGAACCTGCTCAAGATGCAAGATCAGCAAATCGACTGAAAATGGAATGATGGAGATATATGGCAACGGTATATACCAACGATTCGTCTGCCAAGCCTGCCATAGTAATAGCAACAAAGACGGCTAAATGCCTCCCTGTGCTGTTTGCGTCTATTGACCAGTATGTGCCATTAGATGTAACCGTTATCATCTCTGGGAGCGATCTAGAGCTTCCTAGACACCAAACCATCAACCTGCCTAATAACGGCACTAATTATGGTGATTCATACAATGATGCGGTGCAATATGCTTTTGATATGTTTCCTGAGATTATTGTCGCAAACGATGACATAGTATTAACCCCTAGTAGCTACTCTAAGTTAATGGAAGATGTACTGTTGTTAAAAAACAACAAACTTGGATGGGTATGCAGTAGGTCTGATTATGTCAGAGGGATGCAAAACATTCGAGAAGGCAAGCAGCGTAATGGGGTGCGTTATATAGAGGAAGATACAGTTATTAAATACGATGTCCTTTCTCCTTTGTTTGGCTGGGTTAGCCGAGAAGCCTGGGTAAATTACAAGCCGATTAACTGGTACTCAGACGATATACAATGTCTAGAGATGAGGGCGAATGGATTTGTAAACTACATTAGTCGCTCGTATGTTCACCATGTAGGCAGCCAAACTATCGGCATGGATCACAATAAGAATGACCTAGAGGCGCAGGCATGGATTAAGATATATATGCCAGAGCTATATGAAATATGGTTCAAAAGCAAATAATTTCCTTGACATGAAAAAATAGGGTAAAATTGTGCTAGGAAACCTTTGCCCAAAATTTGTGAGATTGCTATGAATCCAGAAAAAACAACGATTATGATTGGTCTATTAGGCGATAAGCCAAAGATGGGCAAGAAGGAAGCAGGCGGTTTATTGGCAGAGGACAAAAGCTCCTGCCCATTATCTACAATGGATGCCGACATCAACAAGGGCAACATGAAAAAAGCCGTATTGACGGCTGATTACGGTAGCCGCAAGGATGGCGAAGGCAAGTGCAAGGCTTGCGAATATTTCAATACCGAGCTAACCGACTGTGGCGTACCAAAAGGTAAAGGCCATTGCGATATTTTTGACTTTGTATGCGACCAAAACAACGGCTGCATGGCATGGGAAGCAATGGGCGAAGATGAGATGGAAATGGAGATGGAAGATGAAGAATAGTCTTTACGGAAACATCGCAGCCAAGAGAAAACGCATTGCCGAAGGATCAGGCGAGAAGATGCGTAAGCCAGGTACAGCAGGCGCACCAACCGCAGCCGCATTTAAGGCAGCCGCTAAGACAGCCAAGCCAATGAAAGCCAAAAAATGAAGATGACTGCTAAACAAAAGAAGATTGGCAAGGTAATGGGAGAGTACAAAGAAGGTACTCTACATTCCGGCAAGGGCGGCAAGGTCGTAAAGAATCCTAAGCAGGCGATGGCTATTGCTATCAGCGAAGCCGCTAAGTCTGCCCGTTATAAGAAGTAGGTTATGGATGAATATTCATTACAAAGCCTATTAAATAACTTAGGGCTTCTGCAAGGCGTTACATTTAATCAACAAACCTATAATGAGCCTACAGCCGCACAATTAGCAAACAAAAAACTAAATGCAGAGTATGAGAGTTTGTTTGGTTCATCACCAAGTATGCCAATGCGTGAAAATTTAGGTATAAACCCTAATGATTTAAGTTTTCCGATGACGCCTTACCAAGGCGCACCATACACAGAATCGCCTGTTAGTTTGCTTGGTGGCGGTGGATCAATGCAATCTGCCAACACAAAAGGTTTTGCAATGGGAGGCAGAGCTGGTCTTGATATACCATTAGATGAAAAAGTAAGGATTGCTTTGGGCGTACAAGGCGTTTCTACTGATGTTACTTATGGCATGGGTCAAGAGTATGGCGGCAGAGTTAATCGAGCAGACATTACTGGCATAGACGCAACCTTGCGAGATTTAGCAAAAAACAGAGAATTTGGCGCAGAAGTAAAAAAAGACTTTAGCGGCAATCCTTTTGTAAGCGGTTTCTTTCGCCAGAGGTTCTAATGAAAATTAAAGAAGCTGCTGGCATCCTAGAGCGCATGGGCGTTGCTGGATATAACAAGCCTAAACGCACACCAAACCATCCCACTAAAAGCCATGTAGTAGTGGCTAAAGAAGGCGATAAAGTAAAAACGATTCGATTCGGTCAGCAGGGCGTAAGCGGTAGCCCAGCCAAAGAAGGCGAATCAATGGCTAATGAAGCCAGGCGTAAGAGTTTCAAAGCACGACACGCTAAGAACATAGCTAAAGGCAAGATGAGCGCAGCGTTCTGGGCAAACAAGGTTAAATGGTAAATGGCACATCAGCAACAGTTTGACTTTGTAAGCGCAGTTGCTAACTTTTACCCTCATAACTTTGCTAATTGTAAGGTATTGGAAGTAGGCAGCTTAGATATTAACGGTAGCGTAAGGCAGTTCTTTACAAACTGCGATTACATTGGAATAGATTTAGGCGAAGGAAAAGGTGTAGATGTTGTTTGCCAAGGGCAAGACTACGATGCTCCAGATAATACATTCGATACAGTAATCTCTTGTGAGTGCTTTGAGCATAACCCTGATTGGGTAGCTACATTCGTTAATATGCACAGAATGGTAAAGCCTGACGGTCTAATCGTTATGTCCTGCGCCACTACCGGCAGAGCAGAACATGGCACTAAGCGTACCAGCCCGTCTGATGCACCATTTTGCGGTGACTACTACAAGAACTTAACAGAGCAAGACTTTGTAGAGAACTTTGACTTGGGCAGTATGTTTTCTGTGTATGAGTTCGGAGTAGGAGATGTTACAAAGGATTTGTATTTTTATGGCGTAAAAGGATAAACATGGCAAGCCTACTAGATATGGCGCAAGCCAGACTGCAAGGTTTGTTAGATTTACCAGCAAGAGCAGGTCGGGCGCTGGTTGATCCTACAGTATTTAGCGGTCTGTTAGGCGCACCAACACTACCAAAAGAGCGTGGTATTGCTCAGGCCGCTTATGGTCTGCCGCCAGAGCCAAATATGTCTGTTCTAAACCCAGAGCAGGCAGCTTATATTCAAGGCTATGCACAGGGTGAGCCATTGTCTTATTTAGGCTTGTTAGCTCCATTTACAGCCCCAGCAGCAGTCGCAGGAGCAAAGGCAGTAGCTCCACAAGCAGGTATGGCATTAGAGAACTACATGGCTAGACAAGGGCTTATACAGCCAATAATGACATATCATGCAAGCCCATATAAGTTTGATAGGTTTGATCCAACAAAAGTTGGAACAGGAGAAGGCGCTCAATCTTATGGAGTAGGCGCAGGATATGTAGCTCAAAATCCAAGAGTAGCCAATGAATATTTCAAAGCATTTACAAATGTAGAAGATGCGCCATTGATGTATAAAGGCAAGCGTGTAGACACACCTTGGAATGATGAAATCAGCCAAAGATGGGAAGATGTAATACAAAAAAACAAGTTTAACCAAGATCAAATAGAGGATTTTCAAGGCGTTTTAGGAAACTTGTCGCAAGTAAATAATATGCAAGATGTAAAAAGCGTTGTTAGGGATCTAACGCCTTCACAAAAAAATATATATAAAAGATATGTTGAGCCAGAGCTTTCAAAGCCAGAAAACTTAGAAGCCTATATGTATAAGGTAGATGTGCCTGATGAGGCAGTACCAAAGATGTTAGACTGGGATAAGCCTTTAACAGAACAAACCCCAGAAGTGCAAGAGGCGCTTAAAAAATTAGGTATTTCGGTAGATAAAAAACAGCTTAAAGAGTTTGATGATGCTTTATTAAAGGCTTTGCAAACCGATGAAAAAGTCACATTGCCTAACCAGCCATCAAACCCTACAGGCGCAGAGATATATCAAAGATTGATTAGCGGAAGTCCAGAATCAACATCAGCCAAGCTAAATCAGTCTGGAATTACTGGGATCAAATACTTAGACGCCTTTAGTAGAAAAGATACGCCAAACCAAACATACAATTTTGTGCCTTTTGACCCAGAAAATATGAAAATATTAGAAACTACAAAAGGATTACTAGAATAGTAAACTGTTGTAGAATAGCAACATCATCAACCATCAACCCAAAGGGAATGGCATGGAAAACGCTAAAGAAAACAATATTGTAGAGGTTGCTCCAACCAATAAGGGTGGCGCACCTATAGGCAATCAGAACGGCAAGAAGGGAAAGCTGTTCTATAACCAGCTCAGAGTAGCCTTGGTTCAAGAGGATAGCCGCAAGCTGCGTACCATTGCACAAAAGCTAGTAGACGCTGCCGAGCAGGGTGAGCCTTGGGCGATTAAAGAAGTGATTGACAGGGTAGACGGCAAGGCCGTACAGGCTACAGAGATTAGCGGTGTAGATGGCGAGGCTATCGAGCTAAAGCAGATTGAGTTTATTATCAAGCGCCCAGAGTGATCGAAGCAGAAGAAAAACTAAGTTTAGAGATACCAGAGAAGCTAGAGTGCTTGCTGGAGGACTACCGTTTTAAAGTCGTATACGGTGGGCGTGGCTCGTCTAAGTCTTGGACAGTAGCTAGGGTATTGTTAGCTATAGGCCGTAGAAAGAAGATTAGAGTCTTATGCGCTCGTGAGTTTCAGAACTCAATTAGTGACTCGGTACACGCTCTGCTTGCAGATCAGATCAAGTCGCTAGGCTTAGAGGACTTCTACACAGTACAGAACACTACTATCTTTGGTAGGAATGGCACAGAGTTTCTATTTGCAGGCTTAAAGCACAACATTACCAAGATCAAGTCGTTTGAGGGTGTAGACATCTGCTGGGTAGAGGAAGCACAGACTACCAGTAAATCGAGCTGGGACACGCTGATTCCTACGATTCGTAAGGAAGGCTCGGAGATATGGATTACTTTCAATCCTGAGTTAGATACAGACGAAACCTATAAACGGTTCGTAGTCATGCCGCCTAAGACAGCAAAGGTAGTAAAGGTAAACTGGTCTGACAATCCTTGGTTTCCTAAAGTTCTCAGAGATGAGATGGAGGACTTGAAAGAACGAGATATAGACGCATATCTGAATGTATGGGAAGGCAACACAAGGCAAGTCCTTGATGGCGCTGTGTACGCTAACGAGCTACGCAAGGCGCAAGAGGAAGATCGGATTAGAGATATACAAGTTGATAAGTCTATCCCTGTATCTACATTCTGGGACTTAGGCTGGGCAGACAACACAAGCATTTGGTTCGTGCAGACTGTGCCTGGCGGTGAGGTACGAGTTATTGACTTCTATCAAGACAATCAGAAAACCATAGATCATTATGTAAATATCCTTCAAAACAAGGGATATACATATAGGGATCATTGGCTGCCGCATGACGCAGAGCATAAGAATATGACTGGTCGCAGCACAAAAGAGATTATTGAAAACATGGGGCTGCCAGTACGGATTACCCCTAAACTGTCTATATCAGACGGTATAAACGCAGCTAGAATGTTGATGAATCGGTGTTACTTTGATACCAACCGATGCGCTGAGGGATTACAGGCTTTACGGCACTACAGATACGCAGTAGACCCAGATACAAAGATGTTTAGTGACAAACCCTTACATGACCAACATTCTCACGCAGCAGACGCATGGAGATATGTTGCCGTAGGACTGGATGAGA